AAAAAACCCTTGAAATTTTCAAGGGTTTTTTGTTACAATTAACTTTCTGAGGTTTTCTTCTTCTTATCAGTTTTGAATGTTTTATAATCAGAAATTAACTTATCAACTCTGTCTTCAAGTGGACTTCCTTTTACAGCTTTCAATATTGAGTCAAATCCACCAGTTTCACCACCGAATATCTCACCTAAACTAAATCCAGTTTTCTGTTCTTTTAGATTCTTAGCGAGTATTTCTACAAACTTGATATCATTTGATGATATCATAGCTTCAATTAAACCAGGAGTGATTGCTGCCATCTTAGCTTGAACCTCTTTGATGTCAATCTCTGAACGTTCTTTATCATAAGTAAGTTTAAGTTCTTCAGCTTTTCTATCTCTCTCTAACTTATCTCTAAATATTTCATCAAGAACAACTTGTAGAGCTTTCTCAGCGTTATACTTTTCACTTGTCCTACTATATTCATTAGTAGATTTAGTTTCTAATAGTATATGTTTGGTTTCTTCTTCCAATAAATCTACTTCACTCTGTTTTGATAATGTCTTAACAACTTCATCAAGTTTCTCCCTTTTAATAGATTCTGCTTGTTTAGAATATTCAAGGTCTTTCTGTTGACTAATGATACTAAGATTCTTGGCAACTATGTCATGTTGACTATCAACTAACATTTTAGCTATCTGAGCGTCTCCAATTTTCACATTGAGTACTTCTACATCATAAATCTTCATTCCATTTTCTTCAAATGTACGACCAGTTCTTTTACCTTCTACTGATTCACCAAGAATAATATTACGAATAATATCGGTAGCGTTATCGTTGAAATCTTGAACAGTTTTCTTCTTAACAACATTACGAATGAGTGACCTCATATGTTGAGTTAAAAGTTTAACATAATCGGATACCTTGAACCAATTTTTACTATCACCTTCAAAATTAACTCTGTAAGATATTCTTATATCCACTGAGATAAGGTCTTGGGTTTCAACTGTAACTATATCTGATACAACATTATTCTTCGTCTGAAGATAAGCTGTTTTCATAAGTAGATTATCAGTTTTTGGTTTACCAGTTGAAAGTTCAAGTGTTTCAAGAGTTTCATCATACTCCAACATAATAACTTTTGGACCTTCTACAACTCTTCTGTCACCTGCTTTATTAACAATCTGTACTGCGAAATTAGGCCAAACATTTATAAGAATTGCTCCTTCGTATTTTGTATCCAATTTAATAGTACGAGGTTCAGTGTATTTCATTTTACGAATCATTTCATCGTCCATGAAACCAGGTGTTGCTGAAGATGTTAATACGGTTTTCTTCTCTTTAACAACTCTACTAGCTAAATCACTTTCAGAGATATAATCATTAGTTGAATCACCAATTGCTGCTCTTAATTTACGGTTGTATTCAAGAGCTTCTTTATTACCGGGCCACCATAGTTCAACAGTTTTGTCATCAAGAACTCTTTTAACAATAACATTTTTTCTTGGGTCTGGTAATAACATCTGTGGTCCTTTACTTGTATGTACATCACCACCAATTTTATCCAATATATAACGACCTTCTCCAGATGGAACAGCGGTTGAATAATGTAAAGATTCTGTACCATATTTTATAATAGCATGTTCCGCTCTTGGGAAATAAATTTTCTGTTCGTTACCAGTGATAAATAATTCATCACCTTGTCCATATTTTTTACCATCTTCTTCGTACTCAGCGATAACCTTAATATAAATACCCATATTTTCGTTAAGTTCAATGGCTCTGAATATTCTCTGTCCTTTATGTTCAATAAAGATTTCAGTTGGTTTTGGGAATACAACATCTGGTCCTTTGACATATCTCTTACCACCATTCTGATCAAGTAAGATACAATATTCCAATCTTTCTAATGTAACAGCATCTCTTGTGTATTTATCACCTTCTGCTAATACTTCAATACCGGTTGGTGGCATATAGAATGAAACATCAGTTCCTTTGATAATAAGAAGATTTCCTGTACGGATTTCTTTATCTTCAAATAACTGTTTGTTTTTTTCTTTGTTTTCTGTACCTTCTGCTACTTTTACAACTGATTTAGCTAAATTTTCTTTAGCTTCTTTTTCATTGTAAATACGAATAAGAAGATATTCGTTTGATTTTAGTTGATGACCATCAACCACATCCGCTACTTGCCCAGGAAACAACGAAAAGGTGTTTGGACCTTGGATGTTTATTTTACGACCAGTTTTGAGTTCAATAGAACTCACTTTACCCTTTGTTGGGTGTCTCAATCCTTCTTCATCCGAAGTTGGATTAGTTAGAACCAAGTATTGTCCTTCATCTGCTGATGGACAAACTTTAATAGCTTGATCGGGCTCCATTTTAATAAATCTTCGTGTATCTTTGTCATACACGACTGGTTTATCCATATCACCCAAAGTGAGTTTAAATGGACCTGTTACTACTTCAACCTGTCCCGATGTACCGTCTTGTACCAAGACATAAGTACCTTGTGATAAAATCAAATCACCGCTTCTTTCTGATGCCATAATTTTTTGTTTTTAGTTATTTTTATAGAAAATTTAATTATTCTTACTTTTTATATATGTAGAATAAATAAAAGTTTTGAAAAAAATAAAATAAATTTTCTTAAATAACTGAAAATGTTATTGTTAATAAAATAACAGCAAATAAAAAACCCCTTAAAATAAGGGGTTTATATAAATATCTGAGTATCAAATAGTTAAAAGTAGTAATCTTCCCACCAGTCGACTAACCACGTTGCTTGAAGTTCTTGAATTTCAGCTCCACCACCCCATGTAAGTTCTTCTCCAACTTGGAATCCTGTAATTTGACAGTTATGATAAGTGATTCTTCTTATGATTTCACCTTCTCTATCGTGTTGATAAAGGATAATATCACCAGTTACATTCTTCTTGTAGTGTGATGAACCATCTTCATTATTCCATACTAAATCGTACCAGTCTTTAATAATTCTAAATGTAAACAATTGTTTATTATCATCTTGATTCACGTTAAAGGTGATACCCAAATCAGTAATAGATGTTGAATCTGGAAATCCTACAAATAGTCTAGTTGAATATTTATATCTTTGAGTTTGATTACCTAATGTTGGATAAACAGGAAGTCTTGTTTTTGTGGCATTATGTAATAATAACTCAGTTGCATTCGGATGTCTTGTTCCGATGAGTTCAGGAAGAATTATTTCAACCTCGAACAAATTCTTGAACACTGGTTCCCACTTATTATTGTGACTAGGGATGTTTGTAAAGTGTGGTAGTGGCATATCCTATTATTATTATTTTTTTATTTATATATAAAATTTTATTTTTCCAAAATTTCAAATATAACATTATATATTAAATATATTTTTTCATTTTTTTATCAGAAAACAAAAAAACCTACTAAATAGTAGGTTTTTCTTCTTCATATATAAATTTATAATTTCCACTGTTATATATTCTATAAATCTTACGTTCTAACATAATTTGATGTTCAGACTTATTCGGATCATATCCTTGTTTAACTAATATATCTTTCCTAAACCCAAAACGATACTTTCTTATATCGTCTACAACATAATAATAATTGGGTTCTGTTATATGACTTAATTTGAATCCTAATTGTCTATATAGATTACCATTAGAATAACTTCTATCGGCATAAGATGTAATTGATATTGGGTTATAATTTTTTAAAAAGTAACTAAATAATTTAGATGCCCCACCAATTACATTAGTATTTAGTTTATTACAAAATCTTAACATTTCATATTCGTTTTCTTTTGATTGTGAATTCATTGATTTTCTCAATTTTCCGAATGTCATCAAACTAACTAATTCATTATCATAGAACAACCCTAATTTAATAGATGAATTAACCGAGCCTTGAATATGATTATTGTTTAAAAAAGTAGTAGATTCATTACTATTGATTTCTTTTATTACACATTTACGTGCATATATTTTATTAGATGTCTTACCTAATTTATTTAAAATCATTGATTTAACAATATCTTTCTTATAAATCCAATCATCTTCATATATGTGTATGAGTTGGATTTCTTGGTTGTCACACATATCACTTTTAATTTTATGATAATTATTGGATTTAATTAGTTCATTATGCCAATAAACACCATTAAATTCAATTGCCAATTTTAATTCCGGTAAATAAATATCTATTTCATATGGTGATATGATAGATTTAGAATTTAATATAATTTCCCCCTCATAATTATCTTTGACGAAATTTAATAATTCGGTTTCTAATTGAGATATATTATTTTTATAAGGTGGGAAACAGATAGTACAAAATTTTAATTTTGAATATTTTCTATTTTTATATAATGAATATGATGTTCTAAATTGATGCTCTTTTCCACAGTCACATATAATTATGAATTCTCTATTATCTATATCTACATCAATAATATTTTCATTTAATTCTTTTTCCTTATTTCTTTGTGTTAAAGATATTTTATCTCTGAATTCTTTTAATTCCATTGAATTTTTTACACCATATTTATTTAACATTGTAGTTGTTAAGTTTTTTTGACACTTAACTTCATCTCTACTGTCAAGTCTTTTTAAATTGATTTCTTTGTTTTGATTTGGATTTTCAACTCCATATCTAATCTTATTAGTTCTTTTTACTTTATTTTTTATTTCAGTATTTTGTAGTGCATTTTTAACACCATATCTATCTGACATTGTTTTTTCAAAATTTAATCTCCATTTACCTATATCAAAATGACTCATTCTTTTTTCTTGTATATCTTGTGATTTAAGTGGATGATCTACACCATAATTTTTCATTAAGGTAGTTTTACTCTTTTTTTGTATTTCTTTATTTTGTAAAGAACAATTACTGCCATATCTTTCATTATTAGTTTTAATCATTTTATCTTTAATAACCTGAGATTCAGCTGGTGTTTTAGTTCCGAATTTTTCGATTGATTTTTGTTCTTTTATTTTCTTAATTTCTGAACTATTACTTATACATTTAGTTGAGCAATATTCCCTATATCCAAGTGTGGAATTTTGAAGTTTAACTTTTTTATTACATCCC